TCCAACGAAGATGTCGCGGATGACCATTGCCGCTCTCGCAATTGTGCTCACGCTCCCGACCGCAAGCTCGTCGACCGCCACGTATCCTCTGGTGATCGTTACGCCGCAAGGGAGACCGTTTTGAAACACGCATCCTTACTGAAGCTTGTGCGCTATCTGTCAGTTATTTTCAGCGTGTCAGTTTGTGTGACAACGACATCTTTCGTTCACGCGAGGATGACGTGCACGAATGTCGCCAAGTTTCCCGCTGTTTCGGACCCGTTGATCCATGAACAGCTGCAAGCGCACGCAAAAACGCTTCCGGGCCTCGGTAGCTTCCGAATCGGAGAAATTAGCAGTCGCTTCTTCATCGTCTCCTCGGAGGATGAAAAATGCAAAGAGGCCTCGAGCTGCTACTATCGCCTGTTGGATCTGCGGAATGGTGCGGTCAAGGATGTCTTTGCCTTTCAAGGCTCGGGCAAGATCTTGATGATACTGTCTCCGGTGGCTTTGTGGTCGGAGCTTCTACAGGATGACTATTCTGAAATGGAATTCGAAACGCGAGAAAACACCTACCTCACGATAAAGCTGCCCAGTTTGGGCAACACCGTTCTTGTGGTCCCCGAGTCACCGGAGGAAATCAAGATGGTTCGACGAATTTGCGGCGCACATTCAAAATAAGAGAACCGTGGAGAGAATATGGTTGATACGCGTCAGATTGGAAGATTGACAATTCACTTTCTTGGCGAAAACGCGGCGCAGCTAAGAAATTCATTCGACGGGTCCTTCTCCGGATCACAGTCTTTCAGAAGCGCAATGAGCGAGACTGCGCGCACGCACAAGAATATTTACGTCGGTGGCTCGCTCGAAGACCTGCAAGATCAACCCGGGTTTGATAGCGCCGGATTTCATCCCGATTCCAGAGAGGTGTGGAATACCAACGCCTTTGGCAAGCAGGCCGGGTCCGAAACTTATTTTATTGTGGTATCGAAGAAGAAGCACAGTCTCATACAGGATGGGCAGAAATTCGCCGGATCGACCGATCTGTCCCTTGTGCACGAGCTTCTGCACCCTTCGCAAATCATTCGCGAACTCTCCGAGACGGGTAGCGTTGGAAAATATAGCGAAGCTCGAACACAAATGCGCGAGCAAACGATAGCTCAAGAGCCTGGGAAGATACCGGGGCAAGATTTTCCTGATGTCATCGGCTCTGGAGTTCCGTATACGGTCCAACTGGAATCACCCGAGGCGCAGCCGCAATCGGCTCCGCGGGGTGATCCAGCACTTCCCGTCGATCAACCAAATATGAGAGGCTCACCCCTCCCAATCCCACTCCAGTTTCGCCGCAATGGCAACCGGGCATTATTTCCAGGGTCAAGTACGACGATAGCCCTGACTTCCGTATCTTGAGCAGTTGCGTCGCCGGAAGCGGCGAGGGCAACAGTGTTGAAAACCGGGGCTCGTCTCCTGAAGGCGTCACTCCCCAGGATCCGACGCAGCAAGCGCCGCCTCCGCGGTTCAGCGGGGCAACTGGAATGCCCGATAGCGCCAAACCGATCCGATATCTGAGCCGGAGGGATGGCATCACGTCGCCGGCATCCGTATTCGACACGGATGCCTCTTTTCCCGCAGGCGATGCCGGTGGTTCTTCGTCCATGCCGGGCCACCAGGGACCTGCGCCTTCCACTCTCCTGGAATACATTCAACGTCTGAACCAGCTGAGCGCCAACAAACCGCAAGCTTCCATCGTCGATCCGGGCGCGCCGGGAGCATCGCTCACTCCCTCGGACGTTCCAACCCCAATGGGCGGGCTTGCGGCCCGGATCGCGGCGCTTGCGGGCATCGATCCCGACAGTCCGGATCAGCCGGTGCCGCAGCCCGGTGGGTTGCTCGCACTTCTGCTTGCCGCCCAGCGATAGCCTCGAAGCTAAATTTCGGTCGGCTCGGACCTGGTTGTCCGGTGAAATCCTATGGCACTGCCACTCCGCCATCCCTTGCAATTGTTCCGATAACCCGAAAAAAAGATTTGACACGTCGGGCAAATCAGGGGCATATCAATATTATCGCGAGAACTGACAAAGCCCGGGCGGAGAAATCCGCCGCGGGCTTTTTATTTGAAATTCCAATCGGACGGCGGCCGCACGTCACGACGCCTCATCTTCCAGCCCGTCGCCAGAGCGTCGCAAGCCGTGCCGTCGTCCGAACCCATTCATCATCATTAGCCGACACGCGCAACGTGCCGGTGAGCGGCGCGGTCGAAAGGCTGCTGCCGCATCCGGCCCCCGCCATCCGGGGATACGGTTCGCGCCGGAATTGATCGCACCACACGGCGATCATGCTGCACATTTTGTGTTTTCAGAGAGCTTCCTATCGGAGAAACCATCAACAACGGCCATGCCCGTTTCAGCGGCGAACCGCGTCGACTGATCCGAAAACCATCCAAGGGATTGACGATGTTCATGATATGTTCTATTAGTTGCGTGAAACGTCATGATCGACCATAGGGCGTACTTCGTGAGGCACCATCGCAAGTGTCAAACGAGAGCTGCGTATCGAAGTGCGCGCGATTAATCTCAACATGGGCTCAAGCACAACAAACTCATGATGCGCTGGCAAATCGGATCCTCCTGCCAAGCAGCCGGCTCAAGCGCTATCGCCCGCAGGCGCGCTCCGCCCGAGGTTTGCAATGCTCTGAAGTTCCTGCTTTCCGTTTTTTTCGTTGCATCGATCATATTGCTTTTTCTTTGCTCAGGAGAGGGGCGTGCTCAACAAGTGGCTCTTGATAAAGAGCGCTACGAGCGCGCTGTCGAGTATTGTCGTCGATACGCTTGGCCCGGCCCAATGAACCTGAGTCCCGATGGGAACATTTTATGCTTTAGCGGAGAGATTTCGAAGAACGCAGATATCTCCTTGGCGAAGGATCTCAAGGAAGATGGGCTCTTTGTTGTTCGAAGTCCCGGAGGAAATCCTGACCCGGCGATTAGGCTTTCGAATCTTGTTCGCGATCGCAGCGCGACAGTGGTCGTCTACGATTTTTGCCTTTCCGCCTGCGCCGACTATTTTCTGATCGCGTCCCAGCAAACATATGTGCTTAAAGGCGCTCTTGTTGCGTGGCACAATCCTCGAAGTGCAGATCCTGGTCGTCCGTTTTGCAGTTTCTTGGAGACGCCGCGCGACGGAGAACCAAAGAAATTGTTTCGTGGTCCCTGCACGCAGGCCGTATTCGGCGATCATGCAGCAACGAGCACGCATTGGCCCGCCGAGATTGAGTTCTACAAGGAGAGGACGATCGATCCGCTGTTCGACGCGCCTCCCGACAGTCTTTACGTGAGAAAAATCATAACAAGCCTCTACCGGGAAACGGGCGTTTACCGCGACGTCGCGTGGACGATCCACCCAAGATACTTTCCTGGATGGTTTAAAACCAAGATCCTCTTTGAGGCTTATCCAGTAAGCCAAGGAGAGGTCGATAGCATGTCGGCCGCGCTTGGCCTGAAGATGAGGGTGATCTATGACCCGTAGAGAGTCGCCGCCAACTGAGCCAGTTTATCGGGGTCCCGTTTGGAGTCCGTTGAAGCCATGGGGACCAATAGAAAAGCGGAAGGATCAGCAGCCGCCCGTGATTGATCCGTTGGACACTCCCGAGAGCGTCGCTCGCCCCCTCGGACAGTCCAAGCCGCATGGGCGGTCTTCCGGGCCGGATCGCGGCGCTTGCGGGCATCGATCCAGACAATCCAGATCAGCCAGTGCCGCCGCCCGGTGGGCTGCTCGCGCTTTTGCTGGCTTCCCAGCGATAACTTCCGCGCCAAGCTTCGCTGGCTCGCGCATCGCCGTTAGGGCGACCGATTGCGCGGGCGCTTTGTCGCGCCCTGAATAATTCCGATAAACAGAACGAGACTTGACGCGTCGGGCGACTCAGGGGTATAACAACATCATCGCGAGAACTGACAGAGCCCGGGCGGAGAAATCCGCCGCGGGCTTTTTGTTTGAAAAATTCCAATCGGACGGCGGCCGCACGTCACGACGCCTCACCTCCCAGCCCGTAGCCAGAGCGTCGCCAGCGCGCCGCCGTCCGAACTTCATTCATCACCATTTGCCGGCACGCGCGAACGTGCCGGTGCGCGGCGCGGCCGCAAGGCTGCCGCCGCACGCGGCCCCATGCCTGGGATACGGTTCGCGCCGGAAATGACCGCGCCACCGCAGCGGTCATGCCGCACATTTCATTTCCGAAGGGAAACCAATGACCGCGTATCTGATCTCGCTGGCACTGGCTGGTCTGATTGCGATCGCGGTATGGGAGGAACGTTCATGAATGCCGACATCATCGAGTTCATTCCACGGTCCAGCCATGATCGCGAGCAGACGGGCTTTCCGGCCACAGCCTTCCGCTCCGCCGCGCATGTCCTCGCCACGGAGCGTGTCCGCACGGCGTCACGCGTCTATGTCGAGCCGGAAAGTCGAGAAACCAAAATGCCAAAAATGCTCACCTCCATCCGCTCCCTGGCGCGGACCCATACCAGAACCGCGATCAGCGTGCTCGTTAAGATCATGCGAAGCGAGGATGCGACGCCCGCCGCGCGCGTTTCGGCGGCCAACGCCATTCTCGATCGCGGCTGGGGCAAGGCGACACAGCCCGTGGGAAATAGCGAGGACGGCGTAATTGAAATCTTCCACCGAATCGAGCGTGTCATTGTCCACCCCAAGATTGTCCACTCTGAAAATTCCGACGGCCCGGATCTTTGAGCCGCTGCTGTCGCCGGCCAGGTACAAGGCAGCTTTCGGCGGAAGGGGCTCTGGAAAATCGCATTTTTTCGGAGAGCTTATGGTCGAGACCTGCCAGGCCGAACGCGGCACGCTGGCGGTCTGCATTCGTGAGGCGCAGCGGACGCTTTCGCAATCGAGCAAGCGGCTGATCGAGAGCAAGATCGGAGCCCTTGGCATCGGCAGCGGATTCAAGCTGTATAGCGACAAGATCGAGACACCCGGCGACGGCGTCATTATTTTCCGCGGCATGCAGGACCATACCGCCGACTCGATCAAGTCGCTGGAAGGCTTTCGTATCGCCTGGATCGACGAGGCGCAGAACTTAAGTGCGCGCAGCCTCTCGCTGCTGCGCCCAACCATTCGCGCCGACGGCTCCGAGCTGTGGGCCAGCTGGAATCCGAGGAGGAAATCGGACGCGATCGATGATCTCCTGCGGGCGCGCCAGCCGCCGGGCGCGATCGTGATCAAGGCGTGCTGGCGGGACAATCCATGGTTTCCCGCCGTGCTGGAAGAGGAGCGGCGGCTCGACCTCGCGCTCTACCCGGACCGCTATGACCACATCTGGGAGGGCGATTACGTCGGCGCGTTCGAGGGCGCCTATTTCGCCGGCATGCTGTCGCAGGCGAAGAACGAGGGGCGGATCGGAAAAGTCTCCGCCGATCCGCTGTTGCCGCTGCGCGCCTTCATCGATATTGGCGGCTCCGGCGCCACGGCCGATGCGTTTACGATCTGGATCGTGCAATGGGTCGGCGCTGAAATCAGGATGCTGGACTATTACGAATCGGTCGGCCAGGTGCTGGCGTTTCACGTCAACTGGCTGCGCTCGCGCGGCTATGCGCAGGCGATTCTTCATCTGCCGCACGACGGCGTCAACGAAAACAACATCACCGGCAAACGCTACGAAGACCATCTGCGCGAAGCCGGTTTTACGGTCGAGCCGCCGGTTAAAAACCAGGGCAGGGGTGCGGCGATGATGCGGATCGAGGCGCTGCGGCGGCTCGGCCCGCAGATCTGGTGGAACGAGGCGACCACCGAGCCGGGCCGAGATGCGATCGGCTTCTATCACGAGCGCAAGGACGACGTTCGCAATGTCGGCCTCGGGCCCGAGCACGATTGGTCGAGCCACGCCGCGGATGCGCTGGGCCTGATGGCGATCTGTTACCAGGAGCCGGGGCGGGCCGGGAATTTCAACCGGCCGATCCGGTATCGGGAGCAGGGGTGGGTGTGAAGCGCGCGGTAGCGTCCTTTCCCTTTGTCACCGAGCCTCTATTTCACAGCCGTACTTCTTTACCAAGCGAGACGCCCACCATGTCCAAAATGTCAACGTCCGATCTCAAGGCCATGCTTTCGTCCGAGAAGGCCAATGCGCTCGCTGCGATCTCGGCGGCGCGGCTGATGGAAGAGCGCGCCGATGCGATGGACTATTACCTCGGCGACATGCGTAAGGACATGCCGGCGCAGGACGGGCGTTCGCGCGCGGTGTCGACCGATGTCGCCGACACCATCGAGGGCCTGATGCCATCCTTGATGGATATCTTTGCCGGCTCCGATGAGGTGGTGCGGTTCGAGCCGGTCGGCCCCGAGGACGAAGCCGCGGCACAGCAGGAGACTGACTACGTCAACCACGTCTTCATGCAGCAGAACCCGGGTTTCATGGTCCTCTACTCCTTCATCAAGGATGCACTGCTTTCAAAGGTCGGCATCGTCAAGGTGTGGTGGGAAGAGCGCGAGGAGGAAAGCCGCGAGACCTACTACGACCTGACCGATGATCAATTCACGCTGCTCGCGCAGGCGGTGATGGAATCAAATGGTGCGATGAAGATCGTGGCGCATACGGTTCGCGACCCGACGGAGCCAGGCGAAAAATCGAAAGCAGCGAGTTGACGCGCAGGTTTTCTTCCCGGCGACGGTTAGTCCAATGGACGCCGCCTGGATCGACGATCGGAGGGCGGATATCGCGCAACTCGCCGCGGAGGCGATGCAGATGCTCATGCCGTTCATGAAGTGAATGGCCCTGTCGGCGCCCACTGAGAAGCGCTCGAGCTTTTGTTCGGGCTACGAAATCAAAAAATCGGTCGAAGCCCACACCAGAAGCAGGAAACCGACGAGCATCCAGGCGATCAGAATCCGCTCCTGTCGCACGGTTCTCTTGAGGTGAACTCGGCCGGCTTCGGTCAAAAGAGCCGGATCAATACCGGTGATGCGGTAGGCGTTGGAGCGATCAAGACCGAAAGAACGTCCTGCCAGCAGCACCGCTGCCGCGACGAGCAGGTCCCAAATCGAAAAAGTTAAAGACAACGCTGTTACCGCAGTGGGAGGCGACTTCGGTTGGAGAGGCCGATCTGCGGTTCGAGCCTCTGGAGCGAGGCTGTTAAGTACCAGGCGGATATTGTTCAGATGCTGTCCAGCAAGGAACAGCAGTCCGCAAAGCCAAGCCACGATGATGCCGACGAGAGCGAAGTTCATCTCGTACCCACCACCCGTTTCAGCCGTTCGTTCGTCCAGCCCATGGTTTGCCAACATAGTGGTTGCAGTGGTGATCTTCAACCAAGGAGGTAGCGATGCCGGGCAGTGAACATAGGATTCGGTGGCCAGATGGCGCGTCGCTATCCGTTCCGTTCCCTTATGGAAGAATAGGTGGGACCTATTACTGGAATCCAGGCTCGCCCACTGCGCCCCACGTGACACTTACACGCAGTCTCGGCATGCCGGGCGCGGGAGTGCATACCGTCTTTCTGAGGAAAGGGATGACTTCCGACGATACGCTCGGGCCGGGCATCAGCGGGAACGTATCGACGATCCTGCCGTCGGTGGGCCTCAACGGCACGGTCCCCAATGACGGAAGCTACATTCCTCGGCCGTGGAAATCGAGGGTGACGACTGTCGAAGCCGGGATCGGCACACCAAATGCTTCGCCGGCGATTACCGCTACTTACACGCCGCAACAGATCGTGGATTTCATATCCAGGTACGTAACCCCGCCCGCGATGGGACCTCAAGACGAGCTTCCGCCATTCGTCAGAACCTTGGGAAGCGGCTTCGGTGCAGTAGGTCCGGTCACTGCACCGCCGATTAGATACCTGAGTTCACGCTACCAGAATCCGCTCGGGAACGAGATGGGCGATTGGAGAGCTTCGGCGGAACCCGTTGATACATCGAGGCCAGCTTCGCCTGTGTCGACGCCACAGGAGCCCGGCGGTCTGCTCGGGCTCATCCAGGATTATTTGCGTAACATTTGAGCGGGCGACGGCTGCCTGTCAGTCGGCACGATTTTCCAATCTGCAACTAACGAGCTCTTGATGATGGCTATCCCCATGCTTTCTATGCCGACGACGGTGCCGCCTGCCTCCGCCGTCATCCACGATGTCGCCATCGTCACCACGCGCAAGTTAGCGCAGGCCAAGGTGCTCGGCGTACCGCCTGAAGAGTTCGGCATCGAGCGCGGCGCGCGCAGCATCCGCGATTGCAATTACTGTTTCCACGAGGTCGTCACCAGGACCGAAGCCCAGCTGATTGCCGAGGGCTTTGACGAGGAGCAGATCCGCTCGCTCGGCGATTACACCGGCAATAGCGACGTCGAAACGCTCGCCCGCGATACCACCCGCGAGCACCTCGGACCTGCCACCGGTGAGGCAAACCCTGCCGCGCGGCTGGTTCGTATCTACGAGCCCGACAAGCTGATGGGATACTGTGTTGCGGTCTATTTTTGCAAACTTCTGGTCTGGGACAAGGTGCTGG